AAAGCACTGAACATCAACCCTACAACTTCTGGTTCTGTGACCACGTATGGTGTTGATTGTTCGGGGCGGCTGAACTCTTCCTTGGGTTCCGTCCGCCGTGATAGGTCGAAGCCCTTCGGCCTATCACATACGGCTTCAACCGAGCCTGGCTGGTCCGGCACGCCACTGTTAAACAGTGGGGGTGTTGTCGGTTGGCATACAGGAGCAGGGGAGACTTCTCTCCCCTCTAACGTCGCCACGTCTGTTGCTGCCATTTTGGCAGCCACACACACTAAGGAGTCCCCGTTTACAGCGGGTAAGTTCGTCCACGTTGAGTGGGACGAGCTTCTGGACAGGGAGGATGTCTCTCGCGCTATTGCCTACGGGCTTAATGGTCGCGTTGAGTTCATCACCAGTGACTCCGACTATTCCCGACATTACGATTACGACTTCAGCGGTCGTAGTATTGTCGGACAGTCATGGGCCGACCTCGATGATGAAGATGAGGATTGGGGCTTCGACGACTTTGGTCGTATGGAGAGCGCCCCCTTTCCCGATGACAATCAAGAGGTCCTAGATGACGGTTCCCAGCAAGAGGATTTTCAGAGGCTCGACACTCAGGTGTCGGTAAGCCCAGAGAAGCAGATCACTCCCAGCGAGTGGTTACGGGAGCCATTGGCAACGTCCTTGTCCTTGGAGACTACGACTTCTTCACCACTAGTGGTGAAGAAGAAGTCAAAAGGCAAGAAGTCGGCTGTGGGCTCAGAACAGTCGGCCGTAGCCAAGGAGTCATCGGCAACGGAAGTAAAACTCGACCAGAAACCGAGTTCGCGGAACGGGCAAAGCAAACCGTCCCCGAGCTTGAAGGAATCTTCTGGCCGCCAATTGGATGGAAAGGTGAACAAACAAGCCTCGAACTCCAAGCGGGTAAGTTCAAAGAAGTCCGTGCCCCCGACAACCTCCGAGAAGCTAGAGCAGCAGTTACTGCTCGCTACCCAACAAGTCGCGTCCATCGCGGCCTTGGTGAAGACAGCATCTCGGACTATGCAGAAGCAGGGAGGAGGCTCCGCCAAGGCGAAGTCCTCACCGAAGAAGAAATCAACGACTTCTCCGGCCGTCTCACCCTCGACTTCATCATAGATAATGAGGTTATCCCCCTGTCGTCCCCTGGCGCTCCTTGGAGCAAGCTTGGTTCAGACAACAGGACGGTAATAGCCTTGCACAGACCGTTGTTGGTCCGTGTAGTTGTCGAGCGCATTTGTCTTCTTTCTTCCGGTGATTTCACATCCCTTTCCGCCCTTGAGATGGTGCAACAGGGTCTTACCGACCCCGTGAAGCTATTTACCAAGGGGGAACCCCACTCTGCGTCGAAATTGGCTGAAGGCCGCCTTAGACAGATATCGTCTGTTTCTTTGGCCGCTAACATCATCAGTAGACGTCTCTACGGAATTCAAAACCGCGTAGAGAAGGCTAAGTGGCGCTCGCCAGAGATGCCCTCTTGCTGTGGAATGGGTTCTTCGGATGATGATCTCCAAACTTTGCATTCGCTTTGGAATGCCCAACCCCTCGGTTCGTTGGCCGAGGCGGATATCTCAGGATGGGATTGGACGATTCAATCCTGGGAGCTCATGTCTGATTGTGAGCGGAGAATTGATCTGTGTGGTGCAGGTCCTAGACTCGCTCAGTTGATGCGCAATGTCCATTGGACAATGGCGCTCAAAGTCTTCCAGCTTTCTAATGGCTCTCTGTTCGAGCAAATTAAGCCGGGTGTGCTGCCTTCTGGATGGTATTGCACTACCACGACCAACTCATTCATGAGAGCGCAGACGTGCCAACTTGTTGGCGCGCAGTTCTACAAAGTCCTTGGAGATGACTCTGTGGAAAGCTATGTTGACGATGCTGTCGCACGATATGCGGCACTCGGCAAGAAGGTCAAGATGTACAATAGATGTACAACAACCGTTGAGTTTTGCTCTCGGAAGTGGGTTCTTGGCTCTGAATGGCGCGCACCTCTCACTTCCTGGCCTCGCACTTTCTATCGGCTATTGTCACAGACAGCCGGCGATAAGCCAGAGTTTGTAAAGCAGTTCTGTCATGAGCTGCGGCACAACAGTGAGTTGTCTAAACTCCTGGAGGTCCTTGCGTCCGTTGGATGGCACGGACAAAACACGTTGGTTAGAAATGGCAAAGAACAGCATGACCAACAAACAGCGCAATGCTCAGTCCCAACGGGACCGAGCGCGCAATAAGCAACAGCCACGGAGACAGCGGTCTGGCGTCACTTCTACAGTGGTCGCCAACCGCGCGTATGTGGGGACTATGCCAGGTCCCCGTATGCGTTCGTCTCCGTCTGGCGGAATGATTGTGTGTAACACCGAGGAGTTGATCCCAGCTAAGTCTTCTGACACTACGTTGAGTTTCAATGCCACGACTACACCTCTTATTCCCTCGCAGGCCTCCTGGCTTGCTGGTGTTGCTCGTTCATTTTCCAAGTTTCGCTGGTGCAGGCTGAGGGTTTCTTACCTTCCAGCTGTTGGCACCGGCATTGCTGGCAGATTGGCTGCGTCGTTAGTTTACGATGCCAATGATCTGTCCCCGAGCACAATGGCCCAGGTCATTGCGGGATACCGTGCTACGTTCGGTCCAGTTTGGGCTGGTCAGTCAGGCTTTGACTCCACCAACCCTTTCTCGAACCATGCCGATATGGTCCACTTGGATTTGGACTGCTCCCGATTGGGCAAGAGGTACTACCCATATACCACCTTGACCAACTACACCGCCATGTCCCTCACGGACAGAACCATCTACGCTCCTGCAGAGTTACTAACTGCAATCGAGGGAGTCGTAGCCACTGGTAGCGTTGTGGGCTCATTTTATATCTCTTACGAGATTGAGCTAGTGGAGCCCATCGCCGCGACCGTTAACGGTTAGGTAGGTGGCAAGTTCTATTCCCCTCTCTTCAAGACTTTCAAGGACGGTAATACCATTGGTTTCTTCGACGATGTTGTTGAAAACACGGTTGCTTGGTTTGGCGCAGCACAGTTTGTTGTTAATCCCTACTGGGACGCCATCGTTCTTCAGGTCTTGGACCCTGCTATCACGGATTTATATTTTAGCTTTTATGCTACTATGTTTAGCCGTGATGGCAGGGACCAAACTGCACCCATAATCAGTTATTCTTCTGATGGCACCGGGCCGTTCACGCGGCTCGAGGATTATGAATCCCAGTCTTTTGGCTTCGCTGGTATCAACCTACAGCGTAGCTGTTCTTTCGAACTGCCTGGGATTGGGTACTATCACATAGCACCTGGTCAGTTGGTGGAAGGGATGCTCGGAAATGGGTGGATTTTGGCCGTTGGGCCAACCACCGATGTTCCGGTCTACTGAATGGAGCCTGGGCTAGCATCCCACTGCTAGGAAGGTGAGTCGCACCTTAAATGCGAGCCGTTTAGTCTGCTTACGTATAAGCCCTCAATTGGTAGATTTGTTATCTACCAGCCCGCCATAATCGACGGGAATCCCACTGTTCAAAAGTGGGGAAACCGTGCATGTTCGCACGCGTCTGCAAGATTGAATGTAACAATCTTAGGGGCTATCACCTTGGAAGCATATTCCTAAACAATACAGAGACAACTGTAAACCTTAC